CCATGATACAAATACAAAATGTGTAAAAACACCAAACCAATTAAAAACCACTATTCTCAGGAACAATACTAAGGACTAAGTGTGACGTAGTTACTGTGGCCGCAGCAGTTGACAAGTCAAAAGTGACATTGTCGGCGGTAGCCGTGAGTATAACCTCAGTGGCAGCTAACGTAGCAGAAGCATTCCAACAGTTGACGATAGTGTTAGTTTGGGTAGCACCAAGAACACTAGCAATGCCAAACGTTGAAATAGTTGTGCCAGTTAGTTGACAACTGAGATAGTAACGCACGCCTACTTCGGCCTGAAAAGCCACGTGTTGACCTGAGACAGCAGCAGATAACAAATAACCAGCCTTAGTACTAGCAGTACCCAAAGGGTTAGCTGCATTCCTACCGGCGGTAGATGTTATAGTGCCGACGTCCGTATCACCCTCAGGAGCAACCTGAGGAATAGACAACGTGACTTCGTAACATGCCCATACCTTTGACAGTATGGCAGCATCAACACAATCTTCAGTTCCGACAAGCAAAAACCCACAGTCGTACATCTTACGATCAGAGCCAAGTGGGACGGTACCCCGGCGGATGTATAAATTAGGAGTGATGCGTGAGCAATCAACCGTAATAAACACATCCTTCCAAGGTGCGTCTTCACTCGCACCAGCATATGAGCCCATGATAGTGGAAGTGGTAGGCGTGTCTTCAGTAGCGTTGTAATCAAAAGCCATAGACAAAGAACCAATGGTTGAGGAAGGACAACGTGCCTTAGCCAGGAAACCCAAACTATGGAACGTATACTTCTCAAAACCCCTCGCTTGAGTCGCGAGCCAGTTAAAAGTTGCCTTTGAACCAGGGTTAATGTACTTTTGATCAACACCAAAAACTGCGCTACCAGTAACTCTAAACATGGGTTCACAGTGCCGGTATGTGATGGAGTCAGCAGTTTGCCTGACTACAACTGGGGCCCTCGCTGTCATTGCCTCCGCATAAGCTGCTGGAGCAAACGCGGCGGGTCCGATACTAGGGGATTGGTTAGGGTTGAAGTTGCCATTACGACCGCGGTTTCTGCGCCGGCGCGCGCTTCGACTGTTCCCCTGTCCGGGGAGTCTGGGTGCGCCGGGCTTTACCGGGCCTTGATTGCCGCTTCTCGACTGTTTCTTTCCGCGAGCCATTCACTTTACGAACGTGATTTGCTTTAGGAGCGTTGTGAGGAGTGTTCAATTCCTCAGGGACAAAACGCGCGGCGCGTCCGCCGTCTTCAACAGGAGCATCGACAATTTCACCATCAACGATAGCTTGTGCTATGTTACGGGGAGGTAAGGCATGCTTCATTTGTATCGCGGGCATGTGCAAAAGGTCATTAGCTTCATTACAGGTACGTAAATAAAGCAACAACGGAGCCACGTCCGCACCTGGAAGATACTTCTCAATCCAGGCTTCTTCGTCGTAGACGAGCGCATTAGGCCAATTGACTTTCTCGTCATATTGTGCCCACCACCCGCTAATCTTAATATCAGAAACATCAAGCAGCTTAATCCCACATCTCTGTGCAGATCGGATTATTTCTCCTACCACTGGTGTTGCGCTGTCTGTCAGCGCTAATCCTGTCAGTTTGTGTTGCAATTTCTGTATGGGAGTAAAGCCATCCATATTCGGAGTTACGTGTAACTTGCCTAGAGCCCTAGGTAAATCACACCAAGAACTATCATCACCGGTCCATACCGTATGATCGTAAATTCTAGACAAATAATTAACGCCACTCGTACCACGAGCAAAGTGGACTGCATCTATCGATTGACCGATAATGGCTGCAGCTTCAACAAACTTTACATCTTCCAAAATTCCCAAGGACTCAACTAACGAGTCATCACCAGCAAATTGCCCTCTGGCATTATAAGCTGTGAAAGGCGATTGGCCTGCTAACCTGCGTGCTAAATAGTCACAAAACTTAGAACAGTCTGTGTTAAACACCGCGGTCTCAGCAGAACCACTACCTCTTTGGTACTCAATATCATACTTAACACCCATACGAGTACGGGCTTTACGACGATATTGTGCTTCATGTAAATTAATAATTTGTTGATGGTAGTCATGGGAATAAAATCTCAACAATTTCATCCTCTCTAATTGCCTAGCACGTTCATGGATGTGACCATCCATTCGGTTGCTATCAGCTGCCACTACACCTCCTTTAGAGTTTTGACATATTTCAGTCACAGCTGCTGCAATTTCGATGGGTTTCTTCCCGAAACTATACCATTCCTTTGTCGTAATATAATCTGCATAAGGGTATATATAACGACTATATTCCCTCTTATCGACAGTATCATAAGTAGTGATGATTCTGGGATCAGTCACTTTCTGATAAGGTTCAGCTTTCATGAACACTAAACATTCTCCGACGGACGCTGCTGCATCTGCTTGGTCAAGCAGTGCTCGCTGGGTCGGTCGTTTCTGTCTC